ATGAATGGAATGGTGGAGAAGAATGGCACGCTGTCGAAAAAATCCAGACTGGGCGAAGCGTTCAGCTATGTACTGAATCAGTGGGACGCCCTCTGTTATTACAGTGATGACGGTCTGGCGGAGGTGGACAATAACACAGCGGAAAGAGCGCTTCGTGCAGTCTGTCTCGGAAAGAAAAATTACGTGTTCTTCGGTAGCGATCACGGCGGCGAGCGTGGAGCACTGCTGTACGGGCTGATCGGCACCTGCCGACTGAACGGTATCGATCCGGAAGCGTATCTGCGCCATATTCTGAGCGTACTGCCGGAATGGCCCTCCAACCGTGTTGACGAACTCCTGCCATGGAACGTAGTACTCACCAATAAATAAGCGTCAATACGGTGCTCCGTTGACGCTTACGATAATATCATCCGCTATGTGGAAAAGGATGTGACAGCTATCAGACCGGATGGATTAAGTGTTGTTGAAGTGGCGGATATTACTGCTAACCGACGGGCGGACATTTCAGGGAACTGGATGTTTAAGGATGGCACAGTGATCAAACGAATTTATACGGCAGAGGAATTGCAACTGCAGGCAGAAAACCGGAAAGCCAGACTTCTTGCAGATGCTGAATCCGTGATTTTGCCGCTAGAGCGTGCTGTCAGGCTGAACATGGCAACAGAGGAGGAGCGCACACGGCTGGAGGCTTGGGAACGCTACAGCGTTGTGGTCAGTCGTGTGGATCCTGCAAATCCTGAATGGCCGGAAATGCCGCAATAAGTTGTATGAACTCTGGTGTGAGCTTACATATCTATGGCACAGAGTAAAGCCTAATCTGACAGTCCGCTCTGTGCCAGGAGCGGAAGTTGCCAAGAGAACTCTTGCAAAGGTATGATAACGTAGGTGCTAAATAATCATGAACCATAATAAATTAAAGGTTTTTAAGTTAACTCTATGGCGTTTCTTTTGCATGATGATTTTTATTTATTATATAAAGCTTAAATATACATAATATTTAGCTTCATTTTTTTAGGTATTTTAAAGATTTAGAGGAATGTGAATGGCTACTTATGCTTCTTATTTACCAGAATCACAAATTATCACTTTGTGCAAGGATTTCCCAGCGTTTACTGATCCTGAAAAATTAGATGGATTCATTAATCCAGAACAGTTTGGCGTGTTTTTTCATGAGTGGATTCATTTTCTTCACAATATTTCCACAATTAATGGGTTTTCTATTTTTTGCACGCAAAACATCCTGTGGTCTAATTTTCGCTGGGCAATGGACAATCAGGATGTATGTCTTGGTTCAAATGACATGGATCCAGCACATATCGAATCAAACAAAAATTTTCTCAGTTACATTCGTTCCAATAGGAGTCTGCATAAATGTAACTTACCTTATTATGTAAAAGTAAACGACTTGTATTTTGAGGATGCAATAATCCATGACATGGAGGTTGCTGACGGTAGTGTTATATGTACATCATTAATAAAGTGTAGAATTTCTCATTCTGAAAACAAATACGATCTAGATTTAGGCGTGCTTGAAATACTTGAATCCGCAGCTTTTATGCTTGAATGTAAGTGTATTAATGCGATGAATGGCTTCCCTCAAGAGGCACCCTTTTATCCGTATCATACTATCAAGGGCTTAGCAGCGAAAATTGCTCCGTCATTAAATGATGAAGATATTATTTGTTGTATGTTAGCTTCTTTGCAATCTAATAACCCTCCCCAAGTATTATTCAATCTACTACATAAATGTGAATTATTACATTCTGATTGTAGGTATGAACATCTAGTGGCGGAGGTGAAAAAACAATTAAGCGAACAAGATCAAATAATAAGCGAGTCACTTAATCAAATAATTCAAATGATTCCTGTTGATGAACCGATGGGAAACTTTATCAAGCTTACTCTTAACAGAATAAGTAACAATTTGAACTATAGAAAGCAAAAACCGTTTTTTGAGTTAGATATAATAAAAAAAATAGCAGAAAAAACTGAGTTTATGAATGAAGTAATACAGAAATTCGGTGGTTGCACTATCATCCAGGTAAGACATGGAGATGATAATGAACCACAGCGTGATATTATGTATGACTTTTGCTTACCTGAAAATAATGATTCAATTTTATTTGGTTCGAAAATGCTACGCGCTTGTTTTCACTTTATATTTATTCACTTTAAACTTTCTGGTGAAATCATGAAGACAGAAGAATTAAATATTTCGCCGCGTAATAAATGCCCATTTTATACTGTTTGCTGTGCATCAATTCGAGCTAATAATAGTAATATCTGCGCTGAATCCCCTTGGAAATCAATGTCTATTGATGACAACAAAGGTTGTTATTATGCAGCAGCGATTAAAGCTACTAACCCACCAGTTTTGCCGGATTAAGAATAGTGTTCTATCTGATAAATATAAAATATTTAAGGTCAGGTCTGCTTATCGCTCAAAGCAGACTGTCAGATTTGATAACGTTTGGGCTATGTAAACCGTCAGTTGGAAAATGAGTGAGTGCAAGTCAGGACAGGCGGGCGGATTGCCCGCCTTTTCTTTATCTGTTGTTTCATCCACTGACCAGCCAGGTCAAATAGCGCCTCATGCTCTGCACAACAGAAAATAGTTGCACCCATTAACCACGGAGTTAAACGGATGAGTGACTATCATCACGGCGTGCAGGTGCTGGAGATTAACGACGGCACACGCGTCATTTCCACCGTATCCACTGCCATTGTCGGCATGGTCTGCACGGCCAGCGATGCGGATGCGGAAACCTTCCCCCTCAATAAACCTGTGCTGATTACCAATGTGCAGAGTGCAATTGCAAAGGCCGGTAAAAAAGGCACGCTGGCGGCATCGTTGCAGGCCATCGCTGACCAGTCAAAACCGGTCACCGTTGTCGTGCGCGTGGAAGACGGCACCGGTGATGACGAGGAAACGAAACTCGCGCAGACCGTTTCTAATATTATCGGCACCACTGACGAAAACGGTCAGTACACCGGACTGAAAGCCCTGCTGGCGGCGGAGTCGGTAACCGGTGTTAAACCGCGTATTCTTGGTGTGCCGGGGCTGGATACCAAAGAGGTGGCTGTTGCACTGGCATCAGTCTGTCAGAAGCTGCGCGCTTTCGGATATATCAGCGCATGGGGCTGTAAGACCATTTCCGAGGTGAAAGCCTACCGCCAGAATTTCAGCCAGCGTGAGCTGATGGTCATCTGGCCGGATTTCCTCGCATGGGATACGGTCACCAGTACCACCGCCACCGCGCATGCCACCGCCCGTGCGCTGGGTCTGCGCGCTAAAATCGACCAGGAGCAGGGCTGGCATAAAACGCTGTCCAACGTTGGGGTAAACGGTGTTACCGGCATCAGCGCATCTGTATTCTGGGATTTGCAGGAGTCCGGCACCGATGCTGACCTGCTTAACGAGTCAGGCGTCACTACGCTGATTCGCCGTGACGGTTTCCGCTTCTGGGGTAACCGTACCTGCTCTGATGACCCGCTGTTCCTCTTTGAAAACTACACCCGCACCGCGCAGGTGCTGGCCGACACGATGGCTGAGGCGCACATGTGGGCGGTGGACAAGCCCATCACCGCAACGCTGATTCGCGACATCGTTGACGGCATCAATGCCAAATTCCGTGAGCTGAAAACAAACGGCTATATCGTGGATGCGACCTGCTGGTTCAGCGAAGAATCCAACGATGCGGAAACCCTCAAGGCCGGAAAACTGTATATCGACTACGACTATACCCCGGTGCCTCCTCTCGAAAACCTGACCCTGCGCCAGCGTATTACTGATAAATACCTGGCAAGTCTGGTCACCTCGGTTAACAGCAATTAAGGAGCCTGACCGATGGCAATGCCGCGCAAACTCAAGTTAATGAACGTCTTTCTGAACGGCTACAACTATCAGGGCGTCGCGAAGTCCGTCACGCTGCCAAAACTGACCCGTAAGCTCGAAAACTATCGCGGTGCGGGGATGAACGGCAGCGCACCGGTAGACCTCGGCCTTGATGACGATGCGCTGTCAATGGAGTGGTCGCTCGGTGGCTTCCCGGATTCGGTTATCTGGGAGCTTTACGCCGCAACCGGTGTGGATGCCGTACCGATTCGTTTTGCAGGCTCTTACCAGCGCGACGATACCGGCGAAACGGTGGCCGTCGAGGTGGTCATGCGTGGACGTCAGAAAGAAATCGACACCGGCGAGGGCAAACAGGGAGAAGACACCGAGTCGAAAATCTCCGTGGTCTGCACCTATTTCCGGCTGACGATGGACGGTAAGGAGCTGGTCGAAATCGACACCATCAACATGATTGAGAAGGTGAACGGCGTCGACCGGCTGGAGCAACACCGCCGCAATATCGGCCTGTGATTTTCATCCGGTCAGCCTGGCTGACCGGTTAACCCCGATTCAGAAGTGAGAAAACCATGAACAAAGAAAACGTCATTACCCTGGACAATCCGGTCAAACGTGGTGAGCAGGTTATCGAACAGGTCACGCTGATGAAACCCAATGCCGGGACGCTACGCGGTGTCAGTCTGGCTGCAGTCGCGAACTCCGAAGTCGATGCACTGATTAAAGTGCTGCCGCGCATGACGGCACCGATGCTGACCGAGCAGGAAGTCGCCGCGCTGGAACTGCCTGACCTTGTGGCGCTGGCCGGTAAGGTGGTCGGTTTTTTGTCGCCGAACTCGGTGCAGTGACGTTTCCGAAAAATCTCTCGGTCGATGACCTGATGGCGGATGTGGCAGTGATATTTCACTGGCCGCCATCAGAACTGTATCCCATGAGCCTGACCGAACTCATCACATGGCGCGAAAAGGCGCTCCGGCGAAGCGGAAACACGAATGAGTAACAATGTAAAATTACAGGTATTGCTCAGGGCTGTTGACCAGGCATCCCGCCCGTTTAAATCCATCCGCACAGCGAGCAAGTCGCTGTCGGGGGATATCCGGGAAACACAAAAATCACTGCGCGAGCTGAACGGTCACGCATCCCGTATTGAGGGATTTCGCAAGACCAGTGCGCAGCTCGCCGTGACTGGTCATGCACTTGAAAAGGCACGGCAGGAAGCCGAAGCCCTTGCCACACAGTTTAAAAACACCGAACGTCCGACCCGTGCTCAGGCGAAAGTGCTGGAATCCGCAAAGCGAGCGGCGGAGGACTTACAGGCGAAATATAACCGCCTGACGGATTCCGTTAAACGCCAGCAGCGGGAACTGGCCGCTGTGGGAATTAATACCCGCAATCTTGCACATGATGAGCAGGGACTGAAAAACCGTATCAGTGAAACCACCGCACAGCTTAACCGGCAGCGTGACGCGCTGGCGCGTGTCAGTGCGCAACAGGCAAAACTTAACGCAGTAAAACAGCGCTATCAGGCAGGAAAGGAGCTGGCCGGAAATATGGCCTCAGTGGGCGCTGCCGGTGTGGGGATTGCGGCGGCGGGAACGATGGCCGGTGTTAAGCTGCTGATGCCCGGTTATGAATTTGCGCAGAAAAACTCAGAATTACAGGCCGTGCTCGGTGTGGCAAAAGACTCCGCCGAAATGGCCGCGCTACGCAAGCAGGCGCGCCAGCTCGGCGACAATACCGCCGCCTCGGCGGATGATGCGGCCGGTGCACAGATAATCATCGCGAAAGCGGGTGGGGATGTTGATGCCATTCAGGCGGCAACGCCGGTCACGCTGAATATGGCGCTGGCGAACCGTCGCACGATGGAAGAAAACGCCGCCCTGCTGATGGGGATGAAATCTGCCTTTCAGCTTTCAAACGATAAGGTTGCTCATATCGGGGATGTTCTCTCCATGACGATGAACAAAACCGCCGCCGATTTTGACGGTATGAGCGATGCGCTGACCTATGCCGCACCTGTGGCAAAAAATGCCGGTGTCAGCATTGAAGAAACCGCCGCAATGGTCGGGGCGCTGCATGATGCAAAAATCACAGGCTCAATGGCGGGGACGGGAAGCCGTGCCGTGTTAAGCCGCCTGCAGGCACCGACGGGAAAAGCATGGGATGCACTCAAAGAGCTTGGCGTGAAAACCTCAGACAGCAAGGGAAACACCCGGCCAATATTTACCATTCTGAAAGAAATGCAGGCCAGTTTTGAGAAAAACCGGCTCGGTACTGCCCAGCAGGCTGAATACATGAAAACTATTTTCGGGGAGGAGGCCAGCTCAGCCGCCGCCGTGCTGATGACCGCCGCCTCAACCGGAAAGCTGGACAAACTGACCGCTGCGTTTAAAGCCTCAAACGGGAAGACTGCCGAGCTGGTAAATATCATGCAGGACAACCTCGGCGGTGACTTTAAGGAGTTTCAGTCCGCTTATGAGGCGGTGGGGACAGACCTGTTTGACCAGCAGGAAGGCGCACTGCGCAAGCTCACACAGACGGCCACAAAGTATGTGTTAAAACTCGACGGCTGGATCCAGAAAAACAAATCACTGGCGTCAACCATTGGCATCATTGCCGGTGGCGCGCTGGCGCTTATTGGCATCATCGGTGCAATTGGTCTTGTAGCCTGGCCGGTTATCACTGGCATCAATGCTATCATCGCGGCAGCAGGCGCAATGGGGGCAATCTTCACGACGGTTGGCAGTGCTGTTATGACGGCCATCGGGGCGATTAGCTGGCCGGTTGTGGCCGTGGTGGCCGCCATTGTCGCCGGGGCGTTGCTTATCCGTAAATACTGGGAGCCTGTCAGCGCATTCTTTGGCGGTGTGGTGGAAGGGCTGAAAGCGGCATTTGCGCCGGTGGGGGAACTGTTCACGCCACTTAAGCCGCTGTTTGACTGGCTGGGTGAAAAGTTACAGGCCGCGTGGCAGTGGTTTAAAAACCTGATTGCCCCGGTTAAAGCCACCCAGGACACCCTGAACCGTTGCCGTGACACGGGCGTCATGTTCGGGCAGGCACTGGCTGACGCGCTGATGCTGCCGCTTAATGCGTTCAACAAACTGCGCGGCGGTATTGACTGGGTACTGGAAAAACTCGGCGTCATCAACAAAGAGTCAGGCACGCTTGACCAGACTGCCGCCAGAACTCATGCCGCCACGTATGGCACCGGTGGTTATATTCCGGCGACCAGCTCTTATGCTGGCTATCAGGCTTATCAGCCAGTTACGGCACCGGCTGGCCGCTCTTATGTGGACCAGAGTAAAAACGAATATCACATCAACCTGACGGGCGGTACTGCGCAGGGGACACAGCTCGACCGCCAGTTACAGGATGCGCTCGAAAAATACGAGCGGGATAAACGTGCGCGCGCCCGTGCCAGCATGATGCATGACGGTTAAGGAGGTGACGAAAAATGATGCTCGCGTTAGGTATGTTTGTTTTTATGCGCCAGACGCTGCCACACCAGACCATGCAGCGTGAATCAGATTATCGCTGGCCGTCAAATTCCTGTATCGGTAAACGGGATGCCTTTCAGTTTCTCGGTGTGGGTGAGGAAAACATCACGCTTGCCGGTGTGCTTTATCCTGAACTGACCGGCGGGAAGCTGACGATGACCACGCTCAGGCTGATGGCAGAGGAAGGCCGGGCGTGGCCGTTGCTGGATGGCACCGGCATGATTTACGGCATGTATGTCATCAGCAGGGTGAGTGAAACAGGGAGTATTTTCTTTGCAGACGGCACACCCCGGAAAATTGATTTTACGCTGTCGCTCACCCGCGTTGATGAATCACTGGCCGCGCTTTATGGCGATATCGGTAAACAGGCGGAATCGCTCATCGGTAAGGCTGGCAGTATGGCGACTAAATTCACGGGTATGACGGGGGCGGGATAATGCTGGATGCACTGACATTTGATGCAGGCAGTACGCTGACGCCGGATTACATGCTGATGCTCGACAGCAGGGATATTACCGGCAATATCAGCGACCGTCTGATGAGTATGACCCTGACGGATAACCGGGGTTTTGAGGCTGACCAGCTTGATATTGAACTGAACGATGCCGACGGGCAGGTCGGGCTGCCGGTTCGTGGCGCTGTCCTGACGGTGTATATCGGCTGGAAAGGTTTTGCCCTGGTATGCAAAGGGAAATTCACCGTTGATGAGGTTGAACACCGGGGCGCGCCGGATGTGGTCACCATCCGCGCCCGGAGTGCAGATTTCCGCGGGACGCTCAATTCCCGCCGTGAAGGTTCCTGGCATGACACCACGCTCGGTGCGATTGTTGAGGCGATAGCCTCCCGTAACAGGCTGGAAGCCAGTGTCGCTCCGTCACTGGCCGGAATTAAAATCCCGCACATCGACCAGTCGCAGGAGTCTGATGCGAAATTCCTGACCCGTCTTGCAGAACGCAACGGCGGTGAGGTGTCGGTAAAAATGGGAAAATTGTTGTTTCTCAAAGCGGGGCAGGGGGTGACGGCCAGCGGTAAGAAAATCCCGCAGGTCACCATCACCCGCAGCGACGGCGACCGTCATCATTTTGCGATTGCTGACCGTGGAGCCTACACCGGCGTAACGGCAAAGTGGTTACACACCAAAGACCCGAAGCCGCAAAAGCAGAAGGTAAAACTGAAACGCAAAAAGAAAGAAAAACACCTGCGCGCACTGGAGCACCCGAAAGCGAAACCGGTCAGGCAGAAGATAGCGCCCAAAGTGCCGGAAGCGCGCGAAGGTGAATACATGGCCGGTGAGGCTGATAACGTTTTTGCCCTGACCACGGTATATGCCACGAAAGCACAGGCCATGCGCGCCGCTCAGGCGAAGTGGGACAAACTGCAACGGGGCGTTGCGGAGTTCTCCATCAGCCTTGCCACTGGTCGGGCTGATATTTACACGGAAACGCCGGTCAGAGTGTCAGGCTTTAAGCGCGTCATAGACGAGCAGGACTGGACAATCACTAAGGTGACACATTTTCTGAATAATAGCGGCTTCACGACGTCCTTGGAGCTTGAGGTCAGGCTTTCTGATGTGGAGTACGAAACAGAAGATGATGAGTGATGTTTTTATTTTATCTATTTGTTTTATAAGGATAAATTAACTAGAATGGCACTATCAACAAAACCGGAAGAGGTGCTCGCGATGTTTCATTGTCCTTTATGCCAGCATGCCGCACATGCGCGTACAAGCCGCTATATCACTGACACGACAAAAGAGCGTTATCACCAGTGTCAGAACGTGAATTGCAGCGCCACGTTCATCACCTATGAGTCGGTACAGAGATACATCGTGAAGCCGGGAGAAGTCCACGCCGTAAGGCCGCACCCGTTGCCGTCAGGGCAGCAAATTATGTGGATGTGATCACAAAAATAGCCCCTCAGTTGAGGGGCTTTATTTATGGTCGATGTGGACGCTATGTGGACAGCGGTTGACATAAATCCATTTATATCATCAGGTTAGGTGCTTTTTTGTGACACCATCCCTGTCTTCCCCCACATGATGTGGGGGTTTTTTTTATCCTCAATTTGCCTGCTGCTTAATGCATTGCAGATGATTTGCTTCCGTTATACTAGCGTCAGTTGATAGCGGGAGTATTTATGAATCAATCTTATGGACGGCTGGTCAGTCGGGCGGCGATTGCTGCGACGGCGATGGCTTCGTTGCTATTGCTGATTAAAATTTTTGCATGGTGGTATACCGGGTCGGTGAGTATTCTCGCCGCGCTGGTGGATTCGCTGGTGGATATCGGCGCGTCGTTGACGAATTTACTGGTGGTGCGATATTCCCTGCAACCTGCCGACGATAATCACTCGTTTGGTCACGGTAAAGCAGAGTCCCTCGCGGCGCTGGCGCAAAGTATGTTTATCTCCGGTTCGGCACTATTCCTGTTTTTGACGGGTATTCAACATCTGATATCTCCAACACCGATGACAGATCCAGGCGTCGGGGTTATCGTGACAATTGTGGCGCTAATTTGTACGATTATCCTTGTCTCGTTTCAGCGTTGGGTGGTGCGCCGGACGCAAAGCCAGGCGGTGCGGGCTGATATGCTACATTACCAGTCTGATGTTATGATGAACGGCGCAATTCTGCTGGCGCTGGGGTTGTCCTGGTACGGCTGGCATCGCGCCGATGCTCTGTTTGCATTGGGAATCGGCATCTATATTTTATATAGCGCGTTACGCATGGGATATGAGGCGGTACAGTCATTACTGGATCGCGCATTGCCTGATGAGGAACGGCAAGAAATTATTGATATCGTGACTTCCTGGCCGGGTGTTAGCGGCGCTCACGATCTTCGCACGCGGCAGTCAGGGCCGACCCGCTTTATTCAGATTCATTTGGAAATGGAAGACTCTCTGCCTTTGGTTCAGGCACATATGGTGGCGGATCAGGTAGAGCAGGCTATTTTACGGCGTTTTCCGGGATCGGATGTGATTATCCATCAGGACCCCTGTTCCGTCGTACCCAGGGAGGGTAAACGGTCTATGCTTTCATAA